CGGCTAAAAAGAAAGTTTTGATGTTGGACGACTACATCTACGCTTGTTGGGTTTCCCCCTCGGGCAACGGGCTAAAGGCTCTTGTTAAATGCCGCCCCGATATAGAACGTCACAAAGATATGTACCTTGCTTTTGTGGACAGATACCCCGAACTTGATACAACCTCACAAAACATTGCTAGGCTTTGCTACGAGTCTTACGACCCTGATATTTACATTAACCCGAACTCTAGGGTTTGGGAAATGATGGCGACAAAAAAAGAGGTTCGTGAAATAAAAAGGGGAACGCAAGAGAGGCGAAACAACCGAATAATATCTATTGCTGTTTCAATGGTTCGCGCAAGTGTGGACGGAGAAAAGCACGGAAACCTTTTAAAGGCAGCAAAACTATTGGGCGGTTACATTGCGATTGGAAAGATTGACGAAGCCCACGCCCGACAAGTTTTAGAAGATGAAATAAGGGCAAAGAACCCTAAAGACATGAACGGCGCGTTAAAGACCATTGACGACGGAATAGCTTACGGTAAAGCCCAGCCCGTTCAAGAAACAAAAAAGATTGAAAAGAGTGTAGAGTTTACTATTAACGAAGAGGGTAATTACGACTTCTTAGCTTCCGATAGCGAAATGGACGATTACATTAACGCTGTGATAAACGGCACGCTTGAAATGGGAAGCTCAACGGGGTTGCAAAACCTTGACTACTTCTTTAGGTTAAAGCGAAACACAATGGTTTGGTTTGGAGGGGTGGACAACTCAGGTAAAACTACGGTTATGTGGTACTTGTCAGTTCTTGCTGCTATCTTTAACGATTGGAAGTTCTTAGTGTACTCTGCGGAAAACAACGACGGGCAAGCCCGAAAAAAGATAATAGAACTGTATCTAAACAAACCAATAAAAGAATGCTCAAAGCAAGAGGTTGAGTCGGGAAAAAAGTGGTTCTCGGAACATTACAAGATAATGACAAACCGAAAGTTTTATTCGTTGGAGGACTTTTTACTTCGCGCAGAGATTGTGTTTGATGAGGGTTGGGAGTACGATTGCCTTATGGCAGACCCCTACAACTCTTTTGAGATAAAAGATAACCAATACATAGAAAACATATCGAACCTCAACAAACTTCGGGTGTTTAAAGAAAACTATTCAAGTGTATGGGTTGCCGACCACGTAACGTCATCTGCCGCTCGTGACAAGGGGGAGGGTGGAAAGATAAACAGACCCTACAAAAGCCAAATAGAAGGAGGGCAAATCAAAGCAAACAAGGTGGACGACTTTATTATCATACACAGAGATACTAAAGACCCCGAAAATTGGATGTACAACCAAATACACATAGACAAGGTAAAAGACACAGAAACGGGGGGCAAACCAACCCCTAACGAAGAACCCGTAATGTTGCGCTCCAACCCCGACTTGTGCGGTTTTGAGTGCGGTGGTATAGACCCTATAAGAAAATATTGGAGCAAAAAGATTCTACAAAGTAGCTTAGAACTATAATTTTTTGTACCTTTGGAGTTGAACGATTTATTCAAAAAAGATGAAAAGTAAAGTAACAGAATTAAAAGCATTTGGCGACTTAGATAAGTACGGCAACAAAATGCACAGCATAAAGTTCGAGGACGGAACAGAGGGCTTATATTTGGGCAACCCCGAAAAACCCGCGTTTACCGTTGGGCAAGAAGGCGAGTACGAAATAGAAGTTAAGCAAGGAAAGAAAGGCGACTACAACCGCATTAGAAGACCAAAGAAAGACTTTACCCAAACAAAGGAGATGTCTTATACAGAGGTGCTGCAATATTGCCGCAAAAACGCTCTTAGGGCTTGTGCTTTGAGTAAGCAAGAAAACAGAAGCGAGTACGCTAAGTTTATCTTAGGCTCTGTTCGCAGTTCTATTCCTATGTGGGGAGAAGAACACCGAAACCTTGACAACCGAAGGGATGCGCTTTTGTCTGCTTGCGAGTCGGGAGAAAAAGATGTTTTAACAAAAGCTAAAGAACATTATGAATACATTGTTGGAAACTAAAAGATTCTACTGCTCCAATAAAGAGTTGGGGGTTGGTAGTTGTAAAAATCAATGCGAAAGATGCGCCGAATACGAATACGCTTCAGAACAACCCGAATTGTTAGACTAATTCTTGATAAGATATTTGTCGAGAAGCTGCCCGAAGATGTGGCGTTTGGGGTTGGTAGAATAAATGACAATCACTCATCACGTAAAATGCGTGACGGATTTTAAACGAGTGTATAAAAAACCGCCAAAATTATCAAAACGTAGAGGTAATGGCGAGAAATAGTGCTTTCTTTACCAAACAGCAACCTTGCAATGGTTTATTTATCTTTTCAACTTAACACAGTTTTGTATTACAAAGGCGCGGTTAATTACACCGCCCCCGTAACAGAAAATCGCACAACCATCCAAACGCGAATCAACGCCCTGTAATTTTTTTTACAGTTCCTTTCAAAAAAGACCCTTGCCAATTTTCTCGGCAGGGGTTTTTTATTTATATTTGCCGACATTATGCAAGACCAAATAGTACAACAAGTAGTAGAGAAGTTTTTAAGCCGTTCTAAGGCGGGAATAGATAAATACGGGGTAACACTCGATAGAGACGATTTAACAACCGTAGAGTGGCTTAAACACCTTCAAGAAGAGCTACAAGACGCAACCCTTTACATAGAGAAGTTAATTACCTTAGCCGAGGGTCAAGAGTAAATGTGTAGCGTGAACCCGTCGGGGTAAAGTTCTAGTAACTTATCCATAGCTACGGTGCTACTTTTAGGGGCGATGTCTTTTACCCCATCTCCGTCTATATCCATAGATTGCTCGTAAGGGATAATGCAACCGAGAATATCGCTGCGCTTTGTGCGAGGGTTTATTGAACCTACGAAGTTTACTTTGTCGTGGAAAAGTATTTCAGTTCTTCCTTCCACGTCTTTAACCCAAAAGCACTTGCCGAATTTTGGCGAAACGTGAGGGATAACATTGTACCAACCTTCGGGTATGCAACTAACGCGAACCTTGTTTTCTTTCCAAGCCAACTCTAAAGTGTCGCAAGAATAGTCCACACCGTTACGTTCGTTAAAGGCGTACAACCTTCCCTCCGTTTGAGCATCTTTGTACTCTCTCTTTATTTCAACTCTTTTTTCCATTCGCTCGGCATTCTTTTTTCCGCGCAAGGAAAACCGTTCTTCCTTGCCCACTCTAAATATGTTGTTGCAGATATTTTACTAATCGTGTTTGAACCTCTTTGAAATACTATGCGTATATCTATTTCAGGGTTGCACTTCTTGGCGTGGAGTAGCGTTGTCCTTGAGCGAACATCCAACACACCCTTTGTTTCCACGTACATAAACGAACCGTCTTTTTTTTCAAAAACAAAATCAGGCGTATAAGTACGCGGAACAACGTAGGTTATCTTTTGCGACTCATACTCAAAAGGCACGCTTAATGTTGCCGCGAAGTCACCCTCAAAATTACTTCGGTACTTACCCTTCTTTTTGGAACGTTTGCGTGTGTTAACCTTTTTTCTTGACAACCTTTGTCTTTTTGCCGTTTGGCATTTTAACAACTACCTTACGCTTCTTTGGGGTTTCGACTCGCTTAATGGACATCCCCCCTGCGTGCTTGGTCTTATACACTTTTCTTTTCGGTGGTTTCACGTCTTATTTTTTTATAGATGAAGTTAATAATTGGAGTAGAACCTAAACCGATAATAAGCCCCGAAATGTTTGGGCTGTTGGTTATATCAAAGTTTATTAAGTTGCTAATAGGCGCAGCCACCTCTTCGTAAGCTAAACAAAGAGCAGCAGAACCCATAAAAGCTATTGCCACATTATCCCAACGGTCTTTTACCCACACGCCCAAGTTAGGGTATTTTTTTTGGTTTGCGTTGTACCTTGATAATTCCGCTATCAAAGTACCCAATAAAGCTGTTACGTAAATCATATTGGTTCTTCTGTTTTTGGTGGATAATTGATTTGTGTCTTTATAAGCTCACCGCTTTCTATTCGTTTAACAACCTCTTGTAAACACTTTTCGTCGCTCCAAGGTGTTGTTAAACTAGTGAAGTGTAAGCATCGTTCATTTGTTAGAAGCTTATTCATTTGCGTTTCAAACCTAAAATAAACGTCCACGCCACGTTGAATACCTAGCGTTACATCCGCTACTTTTTTGTGAAAGCGAATATTTGTGGCATCTACAAAATTGCCTTTTTTGTCTAGTTCTATTCTCATGGGTTTGGTATTATTGGTTGTGGTAATATAGCGCAAACAACGGCAAAGTTTCTAAACTCGGTAAAAGATTTTTGGTCAAATGCAACTTGCGCTCTATTTCTAAGAGCTACTCTATAAAACCAAGTTGTAAAATTTGGCCCACTTGTAGATGAAATAAAATAATGATTGCCAGAAACGCCGTTAGGTGTTAAACCTGCTGCATATTGAATGGTTGATTGATTAAAGTCTATTATAGGCAAAGTCATAATAATTTCAAACGGAGGTACATAATAATCTGAGTTCCCTAAAGGGTCTGTGTATGCTACTGCATCGCTCAATAAGGTACTATAAAGTTTGGTGTTGTTACTGAAGTTTGGGTCATCGATAACGTGAGGCCACCTAATACCAGTTAAATTATCGATAGCGACATTATTACCATAAACTTGAAGTCCGTTTTCATCAGTCCACCTGTCTTTGTTTCCGAATGGATTATTGTAAAAAAGGGTATTACCTGTAGAGTCAGTTGCAAAATCTAATATTTGGGTTCTTACTTGTACGCCTGAAGCTGTAGTTTGATTGAAGTTATTATAAACTCCATTTGCTAATTGCCAACCCGCATCATAAGTATCATAAGATATAAGTTGGTTTGGTTTATTAGGCCTTTGATACAAAGTAATTAAAGGGGGAGTAGGCGCAGCAGGAGTGCAAACTACATTTTTGACCGAAGGAAAACTACTCGTAGTGCCGTCACTATCAGTTACTGTAATGTCGGGCAGTACCAACGTGCCACCACTTGCAACTGTGTTCGTGTAGCTGCCGTCGCTGTTCCCTACATTAGCATCAGGTGCTAAAACATTTTTAGTATCTGTGGCTTTCACTAAGCTACTTGATAAAACTGTGCCAAGAGTATTAACCACATTGACAGTTGAGTCAGCGACATTGTAAGATCCTGAACCCTCTGCTGTTATAGTTGCGCTTGCTATTAAAGTACCATCGCTTTTGTTAATGTTTATAGTCGCATCGCCAATAATAATATCCTCGCTAACATTACTAGCAATTAACTCCGACCTCAAAACTGCATTTAACGTGTTTTTTATCACAGCAGTAGCATCGGGTGCTGTTAGAGTTAATGAGTCTGTGGCTAGTACATTTGTAGTCGATAATGTAGTACCATCTGTATTGTCTAATGTGATTACGCTGTCAGGTATTCTAAAATGTGAACCTTGTTTTGAACCTATTAATGTCATTCCAGTCGATTGTCTTACCTCGATGTTTAAGGTTCCTCCTGAAGCTACGTTGTCAAAAAATACACTATTTACATTCACCGTACCATCTGCCGCTAAACTACAAACTACATTCACAACAGAAGGTTGAGTAAACGTACTGCCGTCGCTATCAGTTACTGTAATGTCGGGCAGCACTAAAGTATCACCGCTTGCAACCGTGTTTGTGTAGCTCTCATCGCTATTCTTTACCGTTGCATCCGCACTAGGAGTACCACCGCCTCCTCCACCAACAAGCATAGCATCGCACCCTATTAAGTTACTCATCGTACTTCTATTACTTTGTTCTGAATAAGGGTGTCTTTGTTACACTCGTTAATAACCGAGACGTTTCCGAATTTACGCCCCCACTTTGGAGTCCACCCCCAACCAAACAACCTCGACCTTTGCCAATGGTCAACTATTAAAAAAGAATTATTATTCTTGATAGTGAAAGTGCCTAAAGAATCCCCGTCAACCCAAACAAAACTTCCTTCGGTGCAACCCTTCTTAAACTCAGCTATGTGAAGGTCTGTTTGCGATTCTCGAATTACGGATATAACCGTGTCGTGTTCCACTGTGCGTATGATTTGCAGACGCTCTACTGTCTTTGGTTTTATTGCTAAAGAGTCACGCAACAAGTCCAACTCAGTCTTGTAAAGCGCAGTAAGTTGTTTTCTTGTCAGTATTTCTTTTCGTACCGTTTCGCGGGTTTCATCTAACGCAGACTCGTAGTTGTTTTGGGCTATGAAATACTCGTCTTGGTATTTCTTGCAAGATTGAACCGAAAAGAACAACGCCACAATAAGCCCCAAAGACAACACACTCTTCCAATGCTTGGTTAAAAACTTAATCGCTATCTCTCCATCTATTTCCCCTAGCATTTTACTTGGTATCCTAAAATTGTTTTTGCTCTACCGTCATTGTAACAGTCAGTTACCACGTTTCGGTAAAAATATTTTACGTCTTTGCCCGACTTGTGCGTAATTACAATGTACCCACTTGTCGGTTCTTTTGTTAATATCGTATGGTCGAAGTTTACGTTCGACTCATCAACCTCTTCTTTTCGCGCAACCATGTACTTAGAAGCCATTGTCATTGGCAACTCTTCATCATTGTAACCGTAGCTTTTTAAGTAGCCCTTAGAGTTCTTCTGAACAACAGAGTACGTTTCATCACCATCCCACTTAACCTCTATTAAATGATAACCGTGAGGGAAAACATCGTCCAACATACCCACCGTTATATCCAACGGCTTTATGTTGTCCATTACCTTTGCCAACCTCGCTATTTTCTTATCTAAACTATCAGGAGTTATCACTTCCGACTTTTTTTAAGAAAATATTGAGTATTGTATCTACTTGGTTCATTAACCTACGACCTTCCTCCGCACTAAACTTATCGTCCAAAGAGTTGAAAATATCCTTGAAAGTTTCGCGGATTTCACGAATGTCATCCTCCACAGCAGTTATCCTGTTGTCTTGGTTTTCCTCGTGCTTCTCGTTGTAAGCCTCTTTTTTGCCACTAATCTTTATTTGCTTGTAAATAGCATATATAGCAGCAGCAACGGGTATTCCTATCCCTACTATCCATACTAAAGCCTCGCCAACCGTTAGGTGCATCTTAGTAATCTACGCCTTTTTGTTTGTAAAATACGGTTGCGTTGTTTGTTGTGCCGTCAACCGAAATTGGATTCAAAAACTCTTGCCCCAAATCAGAAGCTGTGTAGTTTACAGAAGTCGAAGCGGGCAAAGCAGCGCTAGTTCCACCGTCTAATTCATAAATGGTACTCGCACCCCCCGAAGGAGAAGAAACCGAAATAGACGAAATCTTAGCGTCGTTCTTTTTAATTATAACCAAAGACACTGCTGAAAGGTCAGCAGAGAAGGCTTTGTTAATGTTTCCGTTGTTAGCGTCAGTAACCACAACCACTTTTCGAGCTTCGTCTTGAGCCGCATCGTAAATCCAATCCCCTACTTGTAGTTGGTTATCGCTTACTGTTGTGTATTGTGTTCCTATGGTTGACACGTTTCCCGTACCCGCAGTGCTTGCAGGAACAGTGTCTTTAGTGGTGTAAATCTTTAGAGGCATAGCTTTGATATTATACCTACAAAAATACGCATAAAAAACACTTGCTTTTGTTTTCTTTAACGAGCAGTCCCTTTTATGGTTGTTGCCCCACCTCCCGAAGCTCCCAAAGCCCTATTCGAGCCGCCGCCCTTTATAGTCCCCGAAACACCCTTGTTCTTTTCCTCGAAAATCGAATCACGAACATCCTCGTTAGAGTATATGTAAATATCCCTAACATCTCTTGGAAGGAATCCAATACCCGATAGCGCGGTTACTAAAGCTTTCCACTTTAGGTACTCTTTTTTCTTTTCGTTTCTTGCCTTTTGAGAACCCATAGCAGCCTCGTAAGACATAAGTAAGGGTGAGTATTGAGGCGCTATGATTTGCGCCATTTGAGTCCAATTCATACCCATAACATCATCCAAGTTCATTCTGTTGAACATTATGTTGTCTTTAAACTCGTTGTACTCTTTAGACTCCCTTGTTATTCCCTCTCCAAACTCTTTGTTTAAATACTCAATAACATAGTTTGACGCGGCTCTTGGCGCGAAAGTCCAGTTTCTTTGAAGAGTTAAAGTAACAACAGAAGAAACAAGCGACTTAGCAAACTCTTCTAGTGTCGGTAGAATATCTTCAATAGGCTCGTCTTCGTCCGATAGCGCCGCCGCGATTGCACGAGTTAAAGCACCCGTTAGCGCACCGTAAACCGCAAAACGAGAAAGAATAGGTACTGCCGTTTTCAATCCACCAAACAACCCGTCCTCCACAGCAGCCATACGTAACTGCTCGTACTCGTTTATTACGAACGGCAACATAAAGTATTTTACAGCGTTAACCATACCACCCTCTGCCGAAGCCTTTAGCTGCACACCCGAACGCTCCGCTAGGTTTGTTGTAGAGAAAGCCTTCCTTACAGCAGCACTCGCCTCTTTTGTTATCTTGTCAAACAACGCTCTGTTGTCGTTCACAAACTTTTTGTCGGTTAGCTTGTTGAGGTCTAAACTCTCTCCCGTTTCTTTTTTGTACGCACGTTGTAGTTTATCGAAAAACACCCCGCGAGAATAGAACATATCGGGAGTTTTAAGCAACGCCTCCATATAAGCCTTGTTGGATATTCTTATACGGTTGCCTTTTACGTTTACCGTAATACCAAGGTCTTGCATAGCCTCGATACCCTTTCCAATCCTTGCTTCTAAAGATTGCGACCTTGCAGTAAAGCCCACGTCCTCACCCAACATTGTAGCCGCGTCCGCTTGCCCCGCGAAAACAGCGTTGCCTAAAATCCTTTGCTTGTCAGATATAGGCAAGTTACTAACCGCCTTAAACAACCAATCGGGTTCTGTAAGTGTCTTTTTGGCTATCTCAAAAGACTTGAACGAGGCTGTTTCAAAATTAACAAAGTCGCTCATAGCAACGTAAGATTGGTTACTTAAAACCTCCTTTACAGCGCGAGCCGTAGAGCCTAACATATACCTGTAAGCCCCTGCCTTTATAGCGTTTGTGATTGGGTTGTTGAAGTTGCTTATCTGCTTACTAGCTAGTAAATATCTTCTAAAATCCTCCGCACCCTTATTGACACCCGAAGCAAAAGAAAACACCTCTTCGTTATTAGAGTTCATCTTTTCAAAGGTATTGAAAGCCTTTCGCTCTGTTTTTAGTGGCGATGTTAAGTAGTAGTCCTCTAGGGTTTGTTGGTAAGAGTTCTGAACCGACTCTGCCAAGCTGAAAGAAACCAACGGTACAGAACCCGTTCTTTCCTCTAAGTTACCCGCCCTTGTGGATGGGCGAACAATACCGCTATTCATCATGTTATCCACCGAAGCGCTTACATCACCCCTTGTTGATTGCATGATAACGGGGTAGTTCATGTAGTAGTTCAGTTCATCGAAGCCCTCTCCGCGAACCCAACGAGCGTCACGACCAAACTCTGTGTTCTCGGCAAAGATAATTTCAGCCGTGTTTACATAATCTTTCTCAGCCTTACTCATAGACTCATACAGCTTATTAGCATCAAGCTCCCCGTTTTCGTCCTTGAACTTTTCGTAAGTTTTAAGTATCTCTCTGTATCTTTTTTCTCCGTAATTTGATATGTAAGTTTCCCTTGACTCTGTGCTACCCGTTAAGACATCTATAAGCTCCTTTGCTGTGTAAGCTTTGCTAGACTGAGGGTTAGCGTTTCGGTGCATTTCTGCCATGTAAAGAAACGCCCTTATATCAGAAGCTTGCGACTTTTTAATGCCCTTAATAGCTCTAGCCACCATACCCTTATACTTATTGACTTGCGCCTCTAATTCTCCGTAAGCAATATTAAACGGTTCTAAGGTTTTGGATATAGCCTTACCCCTAAACCCAAACGTAGAGTCGGCTGTTGTACTTTGACTCTTTCCCATTTGCCTTCGCACCCTTTTGGTTTTACCCGAAGCAAGCTCGCGAATTGGCGTGTCTATCATATCAAAAAACTTACCAACAGTACTTCTCTCTTGTTTGGTTTGCTCGTTCATATCACTAGCCCTTCTTTGGGACTCTATGATTTGTTGTAGTTTAGCCGCTTGGCTTGGCATAATTCCAACCTCCATAGCATCAAGCACCCTATTCAATAAAGATAGGTCGGTATCGCTCATATTCTCTAAGTCAGAACGCTTCACGCTAGATATTACATCTTGAACCCTTTGCTTTACAGGGCTGCCCGCTAAGTCTATTTGGTTGTTCTTTACAAACTCAACTTTGTCTTGAATCTCAAAGAACACTTGCTCTCGGTTTACGGGCTTTTTCTCCAAACCCAACAACCGCTTTTTGTTCGCCCGCATAAAGCTAGCCATGTCTTGGGTCATCTCCCCACTCTTGACCAGCTCTTCTATTGCTTGGTTGTAGTTTTCTTCTGTTAAACCTTGCGCGATATTACTAGCCTCAACCTCCTTTAAACCAAGCTGCTCTACGGCTCTGTTCACTATCTCGTTTG